ACCGTACAGACATAATACCGTGTCGTTCGGCCCTTGGTTAAAACCGCCGCGTCACAACATGCGCTCAATAAAACATGTTCCGTCATTTCGCTCACGCCTTCGCGCTCCCGCTCGATTGCCCGCCGGAGTCGCATCGGCAAGTGGTGTACGTGATAATCGGTTCGTTTGGATGCCAGGGCCAGGGCGTTGGGTAAGTCGGATAGGGGTACGGCAACGGCGCGGGATAAAATGGCGTCATGCCGTCATCGGGAACCGTTACCCATCCCTTGCCGTCGCAACCGTGGCATTTGACCATCTCCGGGCCAGCCGTGGACGCCGAATTGGGAACCTGATACTTCCCGCTCCCGTTGCACACCGGACATTTTACTGCTTTCATTTTTTCCTCCGCTTCTTTTCTCGCGCCCTCTCTTTTGGATAATATGCCCCGTCCCAAGGAGTACACCTATCGGGAAGGCGTTTGTTTAATGGCAGGGGGCCGATAAAATGGTTTTCTTTGGTGCAGGCACTAACGGCCCGTCGCTCCGTGAGAAACACCCCCAATACTTCCCACGGCCCCTCGTCGCCCTCTTTGAAAACCCCGGCAAGCCATATTGTCGTCATTTTTTCTTACCCCTCCTGTTTCAATCGCCGCTCCATCTCCGCTAGCAACGGCGTCCAATTCTCCGTCCACACCCGCTCCCAATCGTAGGCCGCCGCAAACTCGCGGGACTTGACCTTGCGCTTATTCCACGCGGGACCGCCCGCCTTCCATGCCGTATGTGCCGTTTCCAATGCGGATACAACCGCCGAAGGCTTGCACTCCCATCTATCGCAACCCGTCGGCAGCCATCGCGCATCGTCCAGGGGGTCACACTCGATCAACCAACCCGGACCCACAAGCTCCGGCCCCGTCGTGGTAGCCGATACGATGACCGGAACGCCGCAGGCCTCCGCTTCGATAATGGGAATCCCAAACCCCTCGCCTTTGGTCGGTAAGCAAAACACGTCCATTCCGTTATAGCAATCGGCTAACCAATCCGGCCCGATACGCCCAAGGAAATATGAGGTCTGGTGCGGCCATGTGATCCATTCCGCAACGCCGATATCATGCGCAACCTTGAGTAAATTAATCGCCGTCGCAACGTGTCCGCGCCCATTGTCAAGCGTATGCAGGTACAACCGTGATTCGGGATGCCGCTCGTGGAAAGCCTTGAACGCCCGCATGAGCGTGATAAATCCCTTGCGGTCGTCGTCATAATTCAGCCCGACGGAGCCGATAAGGAAATTATCATCCGTCAGCCCAAACTCGGCGCGAAACTCAGCCCGCGCCTCGGGCTTAGGCCGGAACGTATTGCAATCAATCCCGCATGGTACATAAAACGGCTCATGTCCAAGCCGCCTCAATTCCCGCTCACCATGTCTGGACATGGCAACGAGAATTGACGACATGCCCGCAACCTTGCCGATGCAGTCGCTTGCAAACTCCGTGTCCACGGGAAGCCACTGCACCCATTTGTCCTTCGGGAAATGCGCCCGTTTGTCATGCAGTACCCAAGTGTCCCAAGCCGTGAGAATATAATCGAATTGCTCCGTTTCGAGCATTTCGTTTACGATCTCAATGTTCGTACCCTCGAATACTTCATAGCCGTCAGGATGATTGCGCCATGCGATATCCGGGTGTTTCGTGCCGATACGCACAAAGTGACCCGCCGCCTGTAGACACCGCGTTATTTCACGGGCCTGATTTGAATATGCCGCCGTGCCGTCCGGGTCCGACGTGTGAAATAAAATCCTCATCCCGCGTGCCCCTCCTTTGCGTTAAACCGGATAGGGGAGAGCGGCCATCGCTGACCGCCCGCCCCTTCCGTATCGTTGGTTATTGCCCTAGACCCTTACGGGCCTTACCTAATTACCCGCTCAGGCCGAGAGGCTGGATTGTGGATAGCGGGCCCGCCCCTGTACGTGCCAGAGTCCGACCTGTTCTGTCCCCGAGGTGTTATTCGTCGAGATAATCCCACCGACATATTTGAAACCAGACCCCATGTCCAACTCTGCACCCCGGACCTGAACCGTCAAAATCCCGGTATCGGTCGTGGCCGCAGCCGTAACGGACGTCGAGGCGCCAGTAACGGTTTTCGAGCCGCCGCCGTTGGTCGCCGTAGCCTGATACGCCGTCAACGTGACGATCTTTCCGGAAGCAATCCCGGAATAAAGCGCCTGCACGATAACGACATCATAGTTCTCCGCCCCAACAAACGCCGCCGAAGTCAACTTGTCGTTTGTTTCGCCACCAAGAGCGGACGAATATCCGCCATACGTGGTCCGGTAATGCTCCGAATATTTATGAACGTTTCCCATCAAATTGCTCCTTGGTTTTTTTAGCTCGCCGTGGTCAATGTCACGAAATGGCTCAAGGTCTCGCCCCCGAGGTACGGCGTGATGGCCGCGCTCAAGATAGGTTGCCCGTCGCCTCGAACGATAAACCGCCAGCACGACTCATTTTTGAGCCAGCCGTTGGTTCCGCTCGAATAATTGACCTCACGAGACATGGATATCTCAAAGCCACGCTCACCGATGGCGTAGCCCCCGGCAAAATCGGCCAGAATAACATCGCCCGTGGTTCCGCTGGCGGCGCATTTCTCCGTAACGATGATGGGCCGCCCGAAAGCGGTCATCCCGGAAAGGTCAATAGCCCCGAAAGCATTACTCCCAGACGTTGTGTCATTTCCCCAATCTGCCAGTACGTTTTGGGATACAAGCCAGACGGCGGAATTAATCGCCCCCGGCAGTAACCGCGAAATCATTTTCGCCAAGTCACCGGCCTTGGGTGCCCCGGCGTTTGTCGCCCGCGCAACGCTTAGCATCGCGCCGGACTCCATCACGCCAAGGGGTTCGCCAACGCCCGTACCCCAAATATACCGATGATCCCAATAGAACCGCAGCGCCGCAGAGAAAAGCCGCTGCATATAGGCTCCGAAATTCGGGGCATCGGCCTCTAGTCTATTTGACACAAAGGCCATGCACTCCGTATCGTGCGCCGTGAGTCCAAGATGCCCTAACGCGGGAGTAACAATCGTCCCGCCCATATCGTCGGCCTCCTCTACTTTGGAGACCGTGACGCCGCCGAACATAGACGATGAACGATCGGCGTCTACGACAACGGGGATATCAACCTTATCGGTTGACATGGGAACGATGTTACGGCAGAGGGGGCGAACAATCGCCCCCTCCATAGCCGCAGTTATGATTTGTCTTGAAAACTCAGCGGGCACGGTGAAGCCGCCCGTTGAATCCGTACCCTCAGCAAGCGCCGTTTTGCCTCTCAGCGCCGCTAATCGACCGTCAACGCTGTCTCCGGTAAAGTACTTGCGGACAGACGCAAGGTATTCGCCGAAACATGAAAAGTCAGCCGTATTGATATTGTTCATTGCGGTCTTGCCTTGTTTGATTTATGCTGTTAGCCGGACGCCCGATTAGGACGTGGCCGCCAGCGAAACGAACGGGGACAGAGTGTTACCGTTCTTCGGAGTGAGGGCCGACGCCAGCCACGGGCCGCCGGTCACGCGCTTCACGAATCTCCAATAAGTGACATTGGAGGTAAAGCCGACATGAGACGAGGCGTCGATGGTCAGCGCCGAACGGTCGCCGATGATGTAGTAGCTGAAGTCGATAAACGAAACGTCGTTGGCGCTGTAGAGCGTCGCAACCTTTTCCGTTTCGACAAAGGGACGGCCGAGGATCGTTCCGGGAACGGCGTTCTGCAGTCCGCCCTGGTTCTGGTTAATCCAGATCAGGTTCGACCCGGCCGCAAGCGCGGCATTGGCCGAGTTGAGAGACAACAGGGCCGGAAGCGCGGCATAGTTCAGAACGTATTTACCCTTGCCCCTGGACTTCGGGAGAATCCGAGCGTACAGGTTCAGAATGTCGCCCATGTACAGGGCGGAAGTGCCCTGGCGGGTAACGGAGATCGTGCAATCGGCGTTAAAAATACCGAGCGGTTCGCCTGCGCCAGAGCCGTTGAAAAAGGCATAGTCCTCATACCAGGCCGGGACTTCGGTCAGCACTCGCTGAAGGAAGGAGGTCAACCCGACGGCATTGTCCTGCAAGAGCG